TGCTACTATTATTCAAGCTGCTTTTACAACACCGGGTTTTACTGTTGCATTTGATTCAGTTCATTCAGCATTTATTTTTACAACTTCTACAACTGGGGCAACGCAAACAATTAGTTATGCTGCAACAGGAACATTAGCAACACAATTGCTTTTAACTCAAGCAGCAGGTGCTATTATTTCTCAAGGTGCTGCTATAGCAGTTCCTGCTACTTTCATGAATATAATTTTGACTCAAAATCAAAACTGGGCTACTTTCATGACTGTCTGGGAATCATCTTTAACTGAAAAACAAGCTTTTGCTAATTGGAGTAATTCTAACGCTCCTCGTTGGTTATATGTAGCTCAAGATTCAGATGCTAATGCTTTGATAGCTGGTAGCACAAATACTTTTGGTAATTATTTGCAATCATTAGATTTAGTTGGAACTTGCGCTATTTATGGTACAAATACACTTGCAGCGTTTGTTTGTGGGTTTGCTGCTTCATTAAACTTTACTCGTTTGAATGGTAGAGCTACTTTATGCTTTAAAATGCAATCAGGTTTAGTTCCAGCTGTTACTGATTCAACTGCATATGCAGCTGTTCTTAGTAATGGTTACAATACTTATGCTGCTTTTGGATCAAATAATCCAGCCAATAATGAAAACTGGTTTACACCAGGTAGTGTTTCAGGTGAATGGCTATGGGCAGATACTTATCTAAACCAAATCTGGTTAAATGCTAATTTGCAACTTGCTATGGTTAATTTGTTGCTACAAGTTGGAGCAATTCCTTACAACAGTCAAGGTAATGGTTTAATTTATGCAGCTGCCTTAGATCCAATTAATGCTGCCATAAACTTTGGAGCAATCAGAGCTGGTATTAATGTTTCTGCTGCACAAGCTGCTGAGATACAATATGCTTTAGGTTTCAACGCTGCACCAACTATTGCTGCTCAAGGATTTTATTTACAAATCTCTCCAGCAACAGCACAAACTAGAGCTGCTCGTCAATCACCTCCGATTACTTTATATTATCAAGATGGTGAAGCAGTACAGCAAATAACTATGGCATCTATTGCTATTCAATAACTGTTAAGGATTATAAATTATGGCTACTATTACTTCAGCGAATTCTGTTTTATCGCTTGCTATCAACAAATATTTTCCTGTACCACAGGTTATACAAGGATTTGCTGTTGATGATGCGTTTGAATCTGAATCGGTACAACAATCTGAAACATTGATGGGTGTTGACGGCATATTAAGTGGTGGTAAGGTATTTGTGCCTTACAAAATGACCATTCACTTACAAGCTGATTCACCAAGTGTATTTTTATTTGATGCTTGGAGAAATGCACAAGATGCTGATGCTGATGTTTATTCTGCTTCTGGATCAATTGTATTATCTTCTACTAGCATGGTGTATACTTTGCAAAATGGTTTTTTAACTTCTGCTACTCCATTTCCAGCGGTTAAGAAAACATTGACTCCTCTCGTTTATGAGATTACTTGGCAACGTATAGTTGGTGGACAAATTTAATTATGGCTAGAAAAGAAGCAACATTTACAGCGGAATCTGGAAGAGATAAAGGAAAAAGTTTCCTTATAACTGAAATGGCTGCTTCTGAAGCTGAGAGTTGGGCTATCAGGGTTATTTTGGCGGTAGGTAACGCTGGAATAGAAATACCTGATGGTCTAGCATCACAAGGCATGGCTGGATTAATGGCAGTAGGCTATATGAATCTATTAAAGATTCCATATGAAGCTGCTAAACCACTTTTAGAAGAAATGATGGGGTGTGTTCAATACGCCCCTTCCGTTACTGTTAAACGTCCTTTAATTGAGGATGACATTGAAGAAGTAACTACCAGATTATCTATAAGAAAAGCTGTCTGGAATTTACACATGGATTTTTTTTTAGACGAAAACAAATCGACTTTGGGATCAGATCCACAGGAAAGTCAATCAAGCTCATTGAGTATCAAGCCACTTCCCAAACGATCGCCACAGTAGTTTCATCAAGATTAGCAACATTGCATGAACTTGATACTGTGTACGGAATTGAGGATCTCTGGATACTTTTAGAAATACATGCCGTTGATCGGCATAACGCATACTTAGTGAATAAATGAGGAGTTAAATAAATGGCAACAGTGATAGATTCCTTATTTATTGAATTAGGCTTGGATACCACCAAGTTTGATGCAGCACAAAAGAAATCTATAGAACAACTCCGTAAATTTGACACTCAATCTCAAAAAGCTCAAAAAAACACTCAAGCAGAAACCAAAAAAACAACTGAAGGATTTAATGAAGCTACTCAAGCATTAGTTTCTTTTGGCACAGCTTTTGTTGGTATTTCTGGCATAACTGGATTTATCAACAACATAACCAATACTAATGCAGCTTTAGGTAGAAACTCAGATCTTTTTAACATGTCAGCTAAAGAGGTTAGTATTTGGGGTCAGATGATGAACTCCGTAGGTGGTAATGCTGCTGATTTTGAATCATCAATTCAAGGTATTCAGTCAAAAGTAGCTTCTCTGTTTTTAGGAAACGATGAGAAGGGATTTGTAAGTGCATTATCTCAACTAAATGCTTTAAATGCTGTTGATTTCGCTACAGGTGAAATTAATTTGCGAAAATTAGCAGATGCTTTTAAAGCATTTATTGCTGCTAATGGTCCTAGAGGCAAACAAATGGCTTTAGACCTAGCAAACCAGTTGAGCATAAGTAAAAGTTTGTTCATGGTTATAAAAGATGGATCTGGAAAAGTTGATGAACTTCATGGTAAATATTCTGAATTTAATCAAATAACTCCCAAAACTATAGAAGATGCAAAAAAATTACAAGAACAATTAGGAGAGGTAAGCGCAGCATTTATTGGCGTTGAAGTAGCCATAATGGATAAATTGTATCCATCTTTAATGAAATTAGTGCCAGAAGTACAAAATGGTATAACAGGATTTGTTAAATGGAATGAAGAATCTGATGGATTAGGAACTGAAATCATAGCCACTTCTGCTGCATTTATAACATTAAGCGCAGCAATACAATCATTAAATGCACTTGGCGTTCCTGTTATTTTTCGTTTTTTAGCAGCACATCCTTTAATAACAGGAGCATTGGCTGCCTTTTATAGTAAAGGATTAAATCAAGGAGAAGATAAGGACTTACTTGAAGCTCAAAAAGCAGCAGGATTAACAAAAGGATTGCCAGGAGAAGCATCAACAAAATTGATGAATTATTTTAAATCTCAAGGATTGGATGAAGAACATGCAGCTGCTTTAGTTGGTAATGCTATGCAAGAAAGTTCTTTAGATCCTAATAGATTAAGTAAATTTACAAATCCAAAAACAGGAAAAGTATCTGAAGGATATGGATTATTCCAATGGGGAACTGAAAGACAAAAAGATTTTCAAAACAAATATGGCAAAAGCATTAAAGGTTCATCTTTAGAAGAACAAGCTGCTTTTTCTTTATATGAAATGAAAGAAGGGAGTGAAAAAGAATCTGGAAAAGCATTCTTTGAAGGAAAAGGAATAGAAAATTTAGCTAAAATAATTTCTGAAAAGAATTTAAAACCATATGAATCATTAGCTGATAATGAAAAAAGAATTGCATATTCTAAAAGTGCTATGCAAGGAAATAATGTACCATCAAATGAAAATGTTTCTGTAAAAATTCCAGCGCCAGCTAAACAATTATCTGATAACGGAAAACCATTAATTGAATCATATCATGATTTTGAAATATCCAAAAATTGGAGAACAGCTAAAGAGATTGAAGAAGATAGAAAAAAAGCTGCTATTATTAGAGATAAAATTAAATCATTTGATTTACTGGAAACAATTGATCCAAAAGGATTTGGAAGCTCTGAAAGAAATAAAGAATACAGTATGTATCAACCAATGATAGGATCTAGTGCTACTGCTCCAACCAATGCCAATACTTCAAATAAAACTAATATTCAAAACAATAATGTAACAGTTAATACACAAGCAACTGATGCAAAAGGAATAGCACGAGAATTACCAAAAGCATTAGACGATAATGCAGCAAGAATGTTAGGCATGGGAGGAAGTAACTAATGTCATTAATAAATTATCCAGATGTCCCAAATCTACCAGGAGTTCCAGCAATAAATAGAAGTTCTGCTGGTTATGTCGCAGCTGGACTAGCTGTACTTGGAGAAATACTTCCATTAGGAACATTTGGGCTTAATTGGGGAATTACATTTTTAAACGGAACATCTGCACTTACTCCTGATTCTTTTGTTGATTTTGAAACAAGAAAAGAATATACCATTCCAACTTA